AGACCAGACATCAACAGGAGACAACAGATGGTTTAAGGTTAGGTAGTGGTGGTCATACACTATTATTAGAATTTGATAAGTTCAACGAACGGCATCTCGTCATGCCAAAAGTTGATGCTCGAACCAAAGCTGGTAAAGAACAGAAATTATTAGCTCAGGAACAAGCACATCTAGAGGAGAAGATTCTAATTAGTCAGGATGAATTTACCCAGATGGTTAATTGGCGGGACCACATACATGATAATGAAATCATTGGTGATTTATTCCTAAAAAATTTAGGTGCAAATGAAGTCAGTGGTTTTTTCGAACATCCTACCATTCCAGATATAAAAGGATGTTTCAGGGCAGATAAACTTCTTGAGGATCGAGAACTATGTGTTGATCTGAAGTTTATGTTATCTGCTAGTAAATTTGCTTTCATCAGTTCAGTTAAAAAATTCCGATATGATATTCAGGCAAGTTGGTACATTGATGGTCTAAAAGCCATTACTGGAAAGGATTTTGATTTCCTTTTTGTGGTTTGTGAGAAATCCAGACCATGTAATGTACAGACATATAGATTGGATGATGAATCTCTGGAGAGAGCTCGTGATGATACTCGGGAATATATTAATAGGTACAAGGAGTACATGGCAGCTTCACCTCAGGATAAAAAGCAATTAACCGGATACTATAATGGTATCCAAACCCTTAACATCAGATGGTATTAGGAGAAAATATGGAAGAGACACTGAATTTCCAAATAATTGGAACAGCCAAGGAACTATTTGAAGCTTGGTTTAATGTGAAGAGAAAGTTGGGATCCCATGTTGTTGCAGCAGGTAAAAATCCACATTTTGGTAATGATTATATAATGTTGGATTCTCTCATCAATAAAATTGATAAAGCTTGCAAGGAACAAGATCTTGGAATTATGCAATTTCCAACAGGAGAAGGACTCATAACGATACTGCTTCATAAAAAGTCTGGACATTTTATTCAAAGTTATTATAAATTGATACTTGATAAGCAAACCCCACAAGGTGTTGGGAGTGCTCTAACATATGCTAAACGGCAAATATTACAGGCAATGTTTGGTTTAAGTGCAGGGCCAGAGGAAGATGATGATGCAGAAGGTAGTACAAATAGAGTTGTTGAGGATGATGATTCAGAATATGAAGAAAAACCACCTCCAACTAAAACTGCATATCAGTTAGCCAAAATTGAAATTAAAAATATTAAATCAATTGAACAGTTAGCAGAGTGGTGGACAGGTCTCCCAGATGCACACAGAAATACTAAACAAATCCGAGACTTGAAAGATTCTCGTAAAGCAGAGCTGAACGTAAAGGGTTAGTTCTATATATATATAAACTATATATTATAAACTATACAATAACTATAAATATTTTAAATATAGGCGTCCCCATGAAAATACCAACAACAGATGAGGTTTTAGAGAAAGTAGAAATTCCTGATGAGTTGAAAGATCACACTGAATTTTTGGAAGTGTGGCCCATTTGGGTAGCATATAAGCAAGAGGAGGCAGAAAGCAATGGTCGGATGAAACCGTGGAATTCATTAAACGCTGTAAGCCGTATGCTTTCTGAAATAAGGAATAGATATATGGATGGCCGAGATATTTTTAATGTGATCAACCAGAGTATGCTTAATCAGTGGATTGGGATCAGATTCGATCTTATTCCTGACCGTAGCAAGGATAATATCCCAAAATTTACTAAATCCAAGGATCAACAGTCTGAACTTGATATTGCATTTTTTAACATGAATGATATGGATTTCATAAATTAATGGATAAAGAAGCATACAAGCAACTTCTTGTTAGTTTAAAGAAATGTGAGTTGAATTACCATGCTCATGTTCGTGAGTTTGGAAAGTTGGGAAAGCCTGAAATTAATTTCTGGGTAGAACAATTATTCGATTATAATGCTAAAAGTATCGAAAAAGCTTTTACTCGACATATTAATTCCTGTTCATTTTTTCCAACTGCTAAAGATATACGAGATGGTACAACTAATAATCCAAAGAGAAAAAGAGGTGATGATTGGGAACAGTTAGCTATGATAGAAGAACAACGTAGATTACTACCAGAACCTGAAAAAAAGAGAGTTGGTATGCCTGACAATATGAAGAATATCTTACATAAACTACAGAATGCTGTTAAGGAAAGACAATCGTTAGAGGAGTTCCGTGCTGAAATTAAAACTACCCTTTCCGATTAGTGCTAACAGGTACTGGCAGATAGTTGGGAAAAGATTAATAAAAACAAAACAAGCTAGGGCATTTATTTCTGATGTAGTTTTCTGTTGGTTAAATGAGAAAGCTAAAGGAGCTAAAGCTTTTAAAGAGGATGATTACTTAGCATTATCTGTTGCAGTATTTTATCCTGTTAGAAGAGGACCAGATGTTGATTTGGATAACCTTTGTAAGGTGCTTATTGATGCAATGGAAACTGCACAAATCTTTCCAAATGATAAACAATTCAGGCACATACAGTTAACCAAGGAATATAATTCTGGTAGAGAAGGGTTCGTACGTATTACAATAAAGAAATGTGATGATTATGCATCAGTTAATGATGACACTTTTATTGTAAAAAATATTCATAAAACTAACATTAGATGGGATAACACAATATGAAACAAAAATACTGTATAGCATGTGGTAATGAGTTAAGTGGTTATAAAAAGAAATTTTGTTCTGATACTTGTTATGAACAACATAAAAGGGACACTGCTAAAAGGAGATATGAAGCATGTAAAATAAAATATCCTGAAGTAAAATGTAGTGTCTGTAGGATAAAATTCTTTCCAATGAGATTAAATGTTACTGCATGCTCTCGAAGTTGTTCACGGATACAATGTGCTAGACGGCAGAAGGCTAAAAAGGTTAAAATGAGAAGATTCAAACCTGACAGCCCATTTAAAGTTAAACAATTAAATATAGTAAAGCAAGATCACTCTAAATTTGACCGAGTTAATACTGCACAATTTAATGAATCAGATATAACAAAGGATGCTGTATTAAAATACCTTGAAAAAGGTAATACTATCCTTAAGTTCCCTGATTCACCTCGTCCCAAAATACCTAGTGTAAATATTGTAAATGGTCATACAATAGAGGCTGTGATGGGATTTGGTCTTGAGTTTGAATATGATCCAAACTACTTTAATTATAATTTCACGGCTAAAGAGTTACGAGAGAATTGAAATGATAACAATATTCTTAATGACATATTTGTTTGGTGTTATTTGTGGTATTATATTCGTAATATTAACTGCAATGGGCTATTGTAAACTTGGTAATAAAATCATAATGGAATATCAAAATGGGATACAGGAGTGGAAAACCAAAACAGGTAGTAGAACAAGCCTCATTTGAAGACTATGCTAATCGTGTTCTAGGGGAAAACTCTGAAGGTTGGGAGACATCCTGGCAAGCAGAGTGGCAAGATATGCCTGAATATAAACAACAGGATCTTGCACCATACAGAATGGTATATATGTTTTTTAAGTGTGAAGAGGATGTTCGTGACTTTGAAAGGAAAATTGGTCAGAAAATACATCCCTTGAGGAAATCATATTGGCACCCGGAAGCAGAAGTACGACATGCATCCTATAAGCTCTGGGTTGATGAAGATGAGTTTGATAGAGAATATCCAGAGTTTGGTGAGGAAATGCAAAATACTGAGGAGTAATATTATCAACACTTGTTTAAAATATTGAGTTAATATTTATATGAATCCAAAATATCCAGTGTACATCATCAGTAAAGGTCGAGCTGAATCTAGGCTAACCAGCAAGGCTCTTGACAGGATGAGAGTTCCATATCACATTGTCATAGAACCACAGGAATATGATGATTATGCAAAACATATTGATGAGGATAAAATATATACATTACCATTTAGCAACCTTGGTGAAGGTAGTATCCCAGCAAGGAACTGGGTGTGGGAACATTCACTATCACTGGGAGCAGATAGACACTGGATCATGGATGATAACATACGGAACTTTTGTCGACGAAATAATAATTTGAAAGTTAATGTATCGTCTGGTACTATACTTAAAATAGCAGAAGATTTTACTGATCGTTATGAAAATGTGGCCCTTTCTGGACTACAATATCGCTTTTTCATACCAGATATATCGGTTAGACCAGCCTGTACTTTCAATACTCGGATCTATTCGTGTATTCTCATCAAGAATGATATTCCATATCGTTGGAGAGGTCGATATAACGAGGATACTGATTTATCTATCAGAGCATTGAAGGATGGATGGTGTACAATACTATTTTATGCTTTTCTTCAAGAGAAACAGGCTACAATGACAATGGGTGGTGGAAATACAGATGAACTTTATGTGGATGATGGTAGATTACAGATGGCTCAATCACTTCAACAACAACATCCAGACATCACAACAATAAAGGAAAGATGGGGGCGATGGCAACATGTTGTTAATTACAGAGGCTTCCGACAGAATAAATTAATTAAGAAACCTGGTCTGATCGTACCAAGAGGTACTAACAACTATGGTTTAAAACTCAAGACAATCAAATTAAATGGGCATCCCAATGAGGTAGACTCGGGCTATATGCAAAGACGTACTCCAGAAGACCTGGGATGTCCATTCGATAAGGAGGTAAATGGCAGGAACACCAATTAGACGAGCAAGGAGAGCCAGAGAATACAGAATGTTTGATGACGAGGAGTTCTGGGAAAAGATATTCGATGGTTATGCAGAGTTTGGATCATTACCTAAAATGGCAAGGGAACTTGAAATACCATATAAGCGACTCTATTACCAAATATCAAATAATCCTGACCTTAATTCAAGATACATGGAGGCTAAAAAGGCGTATGCTGAAATGACAGTGAGCCAAATACAAGATATTACTGATAAACTTGAAAAAGGACATATTGATCCTGCATCAGCCAAGACTATTATCAGTGCAAAACAATGGGTTGCAAGCAAATACAGTCCAATTCAATACGGTGAACGGCAGACAATTGATATGCAAATCAGTGATGCAACCCAACTTCACCTTGATGCACTTCGTAACCAAATGAAGACCATAAAGAACATAACACCAAAGAAGAAACAGATTAACAGTAAATGAGCAATGTTGAGACTCCATTTGACTCTGAATATGCTTGATTGTTTGGATGATATTCTGGATCTTATTCAGGATCTCCCACCTGCCAAATTGCGTGGCATTGACACAAAACATATTATAATGCTAATGGAGATAGTTCAAGACAAGAAAATGGATGTGGAAAGGGACCTCATTGCCAAACAGAAGCAATCTCAACGGGGGTTATAACTATATATATATACTATATACTAATCATCTATATACTAATCAAAACTATAAGGCACATCTATTATAGGGATGATTAGTATAGGGACCATAAGAGTCTATAGTATAATTAAGGGAGTAATATACTATATTTAAGTAATAACCAAGGCCAGAGGGTCCTTAGGAGGTAGTCCCATATGGGCATGGGACCTTGGAATCAGATAATTGTTGGGAAAAAGGTTAACAATATCAATATATAGGCATAAAGTGTTCAAATTAGTCATTACTGAACACTATCGGGGGGATATAAGGGAACCAGGGCTAGGCCTAATGCTACCCATATCTATGCTGTTTGCCCCCCTGCCCTGTTCCACCCGGGGGGTGCCATATGGCTATCGTAACCCACACCCAAGATATAATCTAAAAAAAAATTAACCCCCCTCAGGTTATTGATCTGAGGACAGTCATAGCAGAAAGAAAAAATAAATTGAGTAAGGATACAGGGACACCCCCTAGAATTGGTGATAAGGTTTATTTTGAGGTGAATGACGAGTTGCATGAGAATAAGGTAAGGATGGTACATGCAAAGGTTATTAGGCAATATCCAAAGAAAAGAGGAAATTGTTGTGAGTATTTAGCATTTGATTGTGTTGATTTGGATCATAAGGATATATATTATACAGTACCATATGACGAGGAGTTTATCAAAACCGATACTGGATGATCTTAAAAAGCAGATTAAGGAAACTGGTTCGGGGTTAGTTAAGTGTGACACCAAGGAGCATGCAGAGAAAATGTTTCATTGGTTGGAAACTAAGTTACCTAAAAATTATGGTGTTTGGATTATTGATGCACCAGGGAGGGAAAATGAGATTAACGTGTACAAAGTCCTCGATAGTGACTCTGACACCGGCCGAAATTTCGATTGGCTCAACAGCCGGCCTACAAAGACAACTAAAATGCCTGCAAAGTTCAAGAAGTGGAAAAAATCTAAAGGATTATAGGGATCATTGGGGTGATCCAGGTAAAAAGGGTTTGTGGGGTAATTCTATTGAAGGTGCACTTGGCGAGTTTGCCCTAGCTAAATATTTGGGTTTGTATCCATCTGGTATTGCAGGAAAGGATACAACTGATGTTGGTGAACATTATGAAGCTAGGACCAGACCACATCCACTTGATAATTTATTTTTGAAGAAAAAAGATAAACAAAATAAGTATTATGTTTTAGTTATTGGTTCATATGGTGTTTATGAAATTAAAGGGTGGATATCTGCCCCTGAAGTTTTTGTTCATGAAGAGTGGTACCACAATAATAATGGAACAACATCCATGAGTTACTGGGTACCAGATGAAGAACTAAATGATATTAACTCATTACCAGAGGATTTATGGCACATAAGGAAGTTTCAGTCAACGTATTCACAGAATTTATTACCAAGTACCGAAATGATCCAGTCCAGTTCGTTAGAGACATTTTAGAGGAAGAACCAGATCCATGGCAAATAAAAGTGATGAAACAATCACTGAAATCCAGGTTATTAGCAGTAAAGTCTGGACATGGTGTTGGAAAATCTACTTGTGCAGCCTGGTTAATGATGCACCACATGCTATGTTTCTATCCCCAAAAGACAGTTTGTACTGCTCCAACTGCTTCCCAACTATTTGATGCTCTGTTTGCTGAGTTAAAGTCCCAATTGATTCGATTACCTCCTGCCCTGAATAAGCTATTTGAAGTGTTTAGTGAACGTATCACATTAAAGTCAGATCCATCTGGGTCGTTTATATCGTGTAGAACTGCACGAAAAGAAACACCAGAGGCACTTCAAGGTATCCACTCTGAGAAAGTTTTACTGATAGTTGATGAGGCTAGTTCTGTTGATGATGCTATATTTTCGGCAGCAGGTGGGTCGCTATCTGGTAATGCAACACTGTTATTATTGGGAAATCCAACTCGACCAGAAGGTTATTTCCACGATGCTTTTACTAGATTAGTTGATAGATGGTGGACCCTCACTGTATCCTGTGAGACATCTAAACGAGTGAAAAAGGAATATATTGATGAGATGGCAGAACGCTATGGTGTTGATTCTAATACATATCGTATCAGAGTTCTTGGAGAGTTTGCGGAGTCTTCTGATGATACTATTATTTCAAATGAGTTGGTTGAAACTGCAGTTTCCAGGGATGTTGATCCAACAGAAGGTGGTATTTCTTGGGGCTTGGACGTTGCTAGGTATGGATCCGATAAATCGGCCCTATGTAAACGGAGAGGTAACACAGTAATGGAACCAATCAAGAGCTGGGCTAAACTTGATACTATGAAATTAATGGGAATTGTTAGTGCAGAATACAAGAAAGCACAGGATGAAGAAAAGGCTCCAGTTGAAATCTTGGTTGATGTAATTGGTATTGGAGCATCTATAGTTGATCGGGGTATGGAACTTGGATTACCAGTTGTTGGTATTAATACTGGTGAATCTGCTTCATTATCTGGACAATACAAAAACTTGAGAGCAGAATTGTGGCACAAAGCTAAAGAGTGGTTCGAACAACGACACTGTCGTATTCCTCGTGATGAACGCTTAATGTTTGAGCTATGTTCACCTAGATACTCGTTTGAGTCATCTGGTAAAATACGGATGGAAACCAAGGATGAAATGAAGAAACGTATAGGTCATCGTGGTTCTCCAGACTATGCTGATGCATTTGTACTGACATTTGCAGGTACAGCTGCAATCCACTCCGGGTTCGGAGCCTCCTGGCAAAAACCTCTTATGCGGAATATTCCTGGTATTGTATAAACAATAGCATTGAATTGCTAGTTGTATTGTGATACAATAGGGGAATATATGTTTTCAGAAAATCCTAAAAAGAAGATCTGTGAATACTGCAATAAAAAATATACTCCTGGCTATAATCAATACGAACGGCAAAAATACTGCTCACTGAAATGTAAGTGGAAGAAGCGAGTACGGAGAGAAAAAGAACTAGGAATTTTCAAAGGTGGATATAATCGGGAAACACATATCCGACTTTGGATGGATGCAAAATCAATAACAGATATTTCAGCTCCATGCCACTATTGTGGAATTGCCTTGTATCCAGAAAAATTTGTTATTGAACATAAGATTCCACGAATGAAATTAAAGACAAAAGCAAAAACACAAGACATTACTAATTTAGTAGTTAGCTGTCATGAATGTAATACTGAAAAAGCAACTACGGATTATCACGACTTCATAAAAAGGAAACATGGCAGAAATAAGTGATTATGGTGATTCTGGTGAATTACCAGGATTTTCAACTGATGATGAAGCCGGTTTCACGGAAGAGATGGATGAAGAAGAAATCAAGTCTTATGTTGGACATTTGCTTGATGATGCTATCTCTTATTCAGATGATGAACTTGGTCAAGATCGAATAACATCAGGGAAATACTATTCTGGACATATCCCTGAACAAGATGATGAAGGCAGATCTGGTGTTGTCTCTTATGATGTTCGGGATACTGTCAATTCAATACTTCCCTCCATGATGCGTATCTTCTTTGGTACGAAAAATATCCTCACATTTACTCCAAATGGCCCTGAAGATGTACAGATGGCCGAACAATGTTCTGATTATATTAACAACCTGTTGATGGAACAACAACCAGATTTCTTCAATACGATGATGTCTGTGTTTCAGGATGCTCTTATCCGTCGAACTGGTGTGATGAAATATTGGTGGGAAGAAGCTGAATCAGTAAAAAGTTCTAAATTCAGTGGTCTTGATGAACAACAAGCCCAGATGATTGCAGGTGAGGAAGATGTGGAATCAGTGGAAATGGAACAGACAGATCAAACTCCAGAAGGTATTCCACTTTTTAATGTTACTGTTAAACGAAGGATCAAGAAGGGTAAGATTAGAGTTGAAGCTTTACCACCAGAAGAATTTCTTATTGATCGCAGAGCAAAAAGTGTGATGGATGCAGATATAGTATCCCATCGATCCTATAAAACAATTTCTGAATTAACAAGTTTGGGTTATGATCCAGAAATGCTGGAGGAACATGCATCAGCAGATGCAGCATTTGGTAGTAATGAAGAATTTATTTCACGGCATTCCGATGCTCCAGACAGAGGTCGTTCACATATGGAGCCTGCACAGAGGAAAGTTCTTTATTGTGAATCATATATAAATCTGGATGTTGATCAAGATGGTATTTCAGAATTGAGACGGATATGTACGATTGGAAACACACATAATGTTGTTGATAACGGTCCTTGTGACTATATTCCATTTGTCTTGTTTTGTCCTGCACCTGAACCACATACTGCGATTGGTGCCTCAATTACCGATATAGTGGCTGATATACAGAGGATCAAGTCGGCAATACTGAGAAATGTAATGGATTCTCTGGTAATGGCAGTAAATCCACGGATGCTAGTACTGGAAAATGCTGTTAATTTAAAGGATGTTTTAAATACTGAGGTTGGTTCTGTTATTAGAGCTCGGGCCCCCGGGGCTGTTACCCAGTTGGATATGCCATTTGTTGGGTCTCAAGCCCTACCAATCCTTGGGATGCTAGATGAAATCAAGTCCACGAGGACTGGCATCACAAAAGCATCTCAGGGAATGGACTCCGAAAATTTACAATCTGCAACTAGGCTTGCTGTTGATTCAACTGTAAAAGCAGCACAAGCTCATATTGAACTGATTGCACGGATATTTGCTGAATCTGGATTAAAACCACTTTATAAAGGTATTCTCCAGTTGATACACAAGCACCAAGATAGAGAAATGATGACAAGATTGAGGAACCAGTGGATTCCAATAGA